CCTGTTGAAGCGGAGACGGTTGATGTCGCTTCCGATGACGCTCCTGCCACTTCGGCTCCCTCCCTCTCCGACGACACGGAAAGTGACTCGGCCTCCGCCTCTTTCCCCTCTCATGACGATTTTGCTTGGGATGATTGGGACGGAACCCACGGCGCACTCCCTGAGCCTGTTCGCGGCTGGGGTAATCGTCTGTCAGATTACTATACTGCCCAGTCGGAAGCCAAGATTAAAGAGCACGAAGAGTCTTCCGAGCACACGCGGAGGCTGTATGAGGCGCTTATGGGAGGCAACGAAGACCCCCGAGTAGAAGAGTATTCGACAAAGCTTACCGAATGGGAGGGGAAATACGGTGAGCTTGACGACAAATACACGGCGATGCAGACTGAATATGAGGGATTCAAGGCAAATGTAGAGGCTGCCATTGAGGCTGAAGCAGATGCTTATGCACAGACGTTCCGCGAGGAAAACTCCGATATTTTCGAGAGCAATGAACTCGCAACAAAGTTCGCAGACCTGCTCGAAGAGGGCTGGGATCTTGAGACCGCAGCGAAAGCCTCGCGCCTTTCGGATGATGTTCTTGAGATTGCGAGGAAGGCGAAGGCTGATGGAGTCCCTGACACTTACGCGCTACGGTTCGCCAATGTGGGTAAGCAACGGCCTTCTAAACCTCGTCCGGGCGCCCAGTTAACAGCGGGGGCTACTACTCCAAGTAGGCCGCCAGCGCAGTCTTCTGCGCCAAATACTGACGCCATGTCCCTGAAGGACTGGAGATCACATGTTGCGCGAAATGCACTCAGTAAAACCAAAACTAGGAGAGCCTAATGGCTATTTCACCTGACGTATTGGCAACTGCTTTAAATGAGCTGATGCCGTCATACAGCGAGTTGTTCGTCAAGTTCCACCCGCTGATGGAAAAAGTAATGTTGAACGGCAACCTTGAGCGAGGCGCCCTGAAGGGTCCGAAGCGCGAGTTTGCTGTTGTCACCGATGGTCCCGGTAACGTGACGCAAGTCACTACTGGTTCGGAAGTCATCGCTGGTGGGCGTACACAAAACGCGCACCGAGGAAACGTGGTTGCCCCGCGCCTCATCTATGCGTTCGACGTTCCCGGCAAGGACTTGGCTGAAGCCAATGGCGAGATGGACCTCGCACGAATCCTTCAGCACTACCCAGAGTTGGCGTTGTCTGACTTCCACGAGCGGATCTCGCATCAGCTTGGAACAGGAAACGGCAAAGGTGTTGGCGGCTTTGTTACCCTCAACGGTAACGCGCAGTTTACCCCAGACGGTGTCGCTCGCAGCGGCATCATGCAACAGGATTCCATTGCAGGACAGGCAGCGGCAGGCAAGACCATCCACGGCCTGACTCAAGGCACAATCGCTGGCTGGAACAACCAGTACGAAGACATCGGCTCGTTCGCTGTCAACGGCCGTAGCCAAATGCGTAAGGCGTACTTCGCCGCATCGCGCCAAGGCAAGACTATGGGTCCAGTCGATTTGATGATCGGCGATGAGTCCTCTTACCTCAACTACATCGACGACTTGGACGATCAAGTCCGCGTGGTCAAGGTTGAAGGCGACAAGGCTCCACCACTGGTTCGTCAGGGCGTGAAGTTCCTCGAAGCTGACTTCTTCCTCGACGATGCGATTGACGTTACCGCTAAGGACGCAGCCGACGCCAACTTGTTTAGCACTGCCGCGCAAGACGGTATCATTTACGGTCTCAAGACTCCGACTTGGCACCTGTTCACCCTTGGCCATGATGGCAACATGGAAACGAAGGGCGATTTCGCTCTCCGTGGACCGTTCCGTATTCCCGACCAAGATATCTTCCGCTACGAGTTGGTGCTCATGATGGGCCTCCATACCACGCAGCTTCGTTCTAACTTCGTCGTCACCGGCGCAGGCACCCCATAAGGAGGATCTCATGGGTTTCACAGCATCTGGCATTTCCGCCACCACTGTTACTACTGACCAACAGGCTCCTCTGGGCTTTGTTCTCACCGTCCCTGACGGTGACAATGGAATCCAAGAGTGGACCTATGTTAAAGCAGGCGCAGAACTACTTCAAGGTACTGTCGCTATGCGGAAAGGCGCAACAGCGACACGCGAAGTTGTAGTGGCAACAACGGCTACGGCCATTGTGCCTAACGTCGCAATCGTAGGTGTCGCGCAGCACACTATTGCTTCCGGATCTTATGGATTTATCCTAAGCACCGGCATCGGCGAAGTCCTAGCGGACGACGGAGGCAATGATCAACTCAACGACCCACTTGTTGTGGGCGGTACTACAGGACGTGCTGACGTGATGGCAGCAGGCGAAGAGCACTGCGTGTTCGCCTTCTCTACCGAGAACGCTACTGGGGTAGGCACGCTCATGACCTGCTGGATCAACTGTGCGGGTTAGTAGATGAATCTCAAAGAGATTCGGGACGCGATGTTCGCTCAGGCGGATTGGGCACCAACCCAGTCCCCTGAAGCGATCACCCGCGCCAACAGCTTCATCAACCGGGCCTACAACGTGTTGGCCTTGGAAGCTCCGTTTCTCTTTTTTGAATCTAAGGTGCATCTGGCTACAGAGCCGGATGTTACCTCTAAGGACGGCGGCACCCTGTTAGGCGTTGACCTGACAGACACCATTAGTTTGGCTGGGGCTAACACGCTACCCGGCGGTCCTACAACGAAAGACCCGTGGACGTGGAGCACCGACTACACCGAAGCGCAACAAAAAGGGCTTACCTCCGGCTTGACGGCTTGGAAGTACGACCGTTCTTGGGACGGTCGAATGATTGAGATCACGACGGCGAATGACGGCGTAAAGATCCGCAACCAGATTCGATCAATCTGGCACAATAGCGGGGACGATAAGGTTTACCTTACGCTAGTCACCCCTTGGGATATTGCCCGATGGGGAGCGCCAAGCGGATTAAAGTACCGTATTTTTACTGACGCCTACGCATTGCCTGACGACCTCATCGAACTTCGCTCTGCACGGCTTCGAGACGAAGACATCAACTACCCGCTCGACGTATACGGTCAGCGGGAGGCAGAAGAGTTTGAGCTTGACGGACCCCCTAGCCAAGTAGCTTCGGGCATTCCTCGCTGCATCTTTCGCCGTCAACACATTCACATGCGCGGACCAAGCGTTCCTCCGGTAGCAACACCTGCTCTTACAGGCAAAACAGTCGATGTTGCTTGGTTAGGCCCTGAGCCTGCCGGAACCTTTGAGTATAAGGTGACTTACACTTGGGGCAAGCGCGACGTTGAGTTTCAACTTCCCGGACTCGGTAGCTGGGAGGGATTTGCTCAACCGCTAGAAATCACAAGCACTACGGCTTTTGCCTCGGACAGCACCGCGACTGGCGGAGATAACGCTTCCCGCAATAGGTTTAGGACTCCGCGCTTTGAGTCACCCCCTTCCGCAGCTTCGGCGCCTGTGGCGCTCACAGAGGCCGCTCCCGGCTTACGCCCCGCAGTTAAAGTTTCTTTGCCGAACATCACCTACGCGCTTGGGTATCTAAGCTCTATTGGGGTGGTAATCAACACTTTCACGCGCCAATCTTTGAATCAAAGCGGTATTTACATCCGCATTTACCGCAAGCGAACATCTACCGATCTACTAGGCTACGGCAATCTTCTCAACCAAGCCTCCGGGCTTCAACAGTCACAGCTTGATGTGGCAGAAGATTTCCTTCTGTTGGCGGAGATGCGGGCGGATAGCGTCAACGAAGGCGTATGGTATGATACCGGCGAGTTTCTCCCCGACTACAATCGCCGCCTTCGGGACATCCACGGGTATCAAACTATGCAGTTTTACCCTAAGCCTGACAAGCGGTACGTCACGGAGATTCGCGCTGTTGTACGTCCGTCTAAGCTCGTAGACGATCAAGACACACCACTTATCCACGCAGAGTGTATGAGCGCCCTATTAGAGCGGGCGATGGTTTACCTCTACGAGAACATGGGCAACGGTGTGATGTCTCAACTTAGTAAAGACAAATACAACGAGGCTCTACTTACGTTATCTAAAAGATATGGAGACCTTCGACCTCCCGCCGTTCCTGTGTTACGTCGAATGACACGGGCCACAGGCTACCGAACGGGTCGCAAGTGGAACCGTCGTTTGTCAACGGAAGATTTGGGAGGGGTGGTAGAATGAATGCAGATATGGTTTGCGGGGGCATATATACTTGGTCTGATGCTGGAGGGCGAAAGTTCCAAGGCACACTAGTCTCGATTACGCACAGTCCGAACGGTGTTATCGAGGGCACGATGCTCGCTACAGGCTTTGCGCCTGAGCTTGTCCGCCCTAATACCGAACGGTGGGAGCAGTTTACTCTAGTGGGACGGCCCGCTTCTGCGAAACTTGGACGGCCTTCCGCTCCAAAAGTGGGGCGACCTAAGAAGAAGGCTTAATCATGGCGGACCAGCGCGGGGTCTCTTCTCTCGGCCCTTACCTACTTAGAACACAGGCTGGGAAGCTATTCCTTCCTAATGAACTTGCTCATGAGATCAAGAACATGTACCCAATGGACGAAGGCACCCTCCGCTCCATCTGGGGGCCTGCGGCGTACGTCCCTATTAAAGAGCCTCTTGAGTCTCAGCAGTTTAAATACGGGACTCCGGGTGAACGGCCTTTGTCGTCGGTAGGCGCTACAGGCAGCCCGCAAGCACTTAGAGCCGTTTATCCTGAATATCCGGTGTATGGACAATATCAGCACGGCATTTTTCACACCAAACTCTACGGCAGAGAGCGAAGCGTTTTGCTTCTTCACACGGGCGACGAGCTATGGGAGTTCAGGGGCTGGCATCGAAACTGGCGTCAGCTTCTATCTTCCCCCGCTAGTTCTCATGGTGTCGAAGACATCCTGCGGGATGACAATGCGATCCGATTTCCAACGCAGTTTGAAGCCACAGGGACAGGCGTTGTTATCGTCCCGCAAGACGGTCGGGCGTATTTCTACGACGGGGAAATAATCGCCCCTCTAGGATTTTCTGATGTACCGGCGGCGCCTTTAGCTAGAGGCCCTGAAGATTCTAATATGGGTGTGACCCAAAATAATACTGTAACCGGGTCAAATGACACCGGGTACGCACATTCGGGCCTCGGCTACATGCTTCGGACGGCGGGTGTTTCAGGGATGACTTACGGCTTTGGCCTTTGCCGTCTCGGAACGGTCAGCGATTTTACGGACTCTAATGTCACATCGAGCGGATGGCTAAACCCCGGAGAATGGCGCTGTAAGGTTCAGTTTATCGACCGCTGGGGCAACTTGTCCGCTTTGTCGAATGCTAGTGAGCCTATTAAGTTTACTCGTCAGGGGGCAAAGCTCAAGCTAAACGCCGCGTATCCGGGCGTAACAGGCCTAAGTGGCGCGCTTCCGGTTTCAGTGGACGCCCTTAGAATGCAAATAGCTTGGGCCGGAGTACCGACCGGACCAGAGCATTGCGTCGGGCGCATTATTCACCGGACAAAAGACCTTAAAAACTCCGGCGATATTAAGTTTTATGAGCTTCCTTTAAATGCCGCATCTGTGGCCAATGCGTTTGCCACATTGCCCGACAACGTAACGACGATCTACCCCGACAACATACCTGATTCTTTTCTAACTCGGGAGGCGGTGGACATTGTAGCCGTGCCCAAGTTTAAGCTTTGCAAGGTTGCTTTCGGAAGATTATGGATCGGAAATATCGAAGGCCAAGAGTCCGCCATTATGCCCTCGATGCCCGGTCAGTGGGGCACATTTAAAGCGAGGGAAAAAATCTACCCTGACGCAACAGGGGGCGAAATCACCGGGCTTTGGCGATGCCCCCGAGGGCTTCTAGTCTTTACACGAAGAAGTTCATTTTTAGTGCAGGTCTCGGATGATGGTGCCCGCTTTAGGCCGGAACCTCTGTCGTCAGAAATCGGTTGCCACGCCCCCTCATCTTTACAGACCACTGCTGCGGACGATGTGATTTGGCTGGGTTCAGACGGGTTTTACAGCTATGACGGTGAAAGCATTACTCCTATTTCCGGCGCGCTTGATAAATACTTCAAGAGGACAACCAAATCGCGTTTTCCGCAAGCCTGTTCTGCGTATGATCCTGAGACCAATGAGTATCGCTGCTGGGTGTCTACTGACGGTAACGTAGAGAACGATACCTGCTTTATTTATGACGGCAATGGATGGCGCATCCGAACCGATTTCCAGCCGCGCTCTGTATGCGTCACACAAGACCACCGCTCCTACATGCTCGCAGCAGGCTCTGTAGCAGGCGACGAGGGGCATTCTGGCGTCTACCTGCTAGATCACGCAGGAAATCGCTCAGACGAGTCTCTAACGGCCCTTATCGACGAGCGTGAGGCTTTGATCGAAACCGTGTGGCTTGACGGGCAGGCATCGTTGTCTAAAAAAACGGTGCCCAAGCTGTATCTTTGGTTTCGGGAAACAGAGAAAGCCGACATTACAATAGAGGTTATGCGTGATTGGAGAGATACCGTTGTCGAGACGGTAACTACTACACGTTACTCCGCTGTAGATATTCCTCCATTTTGGGGAGAGGAGCGTTTGAACGCGGGCGGCAAGTACAAAGAGCGCCGCCCCTTTTGGACAAGGGCGCAGATCTACCTTCCTTCTGCCGAAACCTTTAAGTTTCGCATTCGAGGAACCGGCGCTTGGGAGTTCGTAGGGTTATCTTTCGACGAGTCTCCGCGTTACTTTGGTGGCGCACAAACACCGGGGTGACGAATGGCTTGGAGATACCCAAGATACGATATTAAATCGGGCGCCGTTGTTGACATTGATGGCATCAACGAAAACTTTATCCCCATTGTATCAGAAGCCTCCGGCGCTATAGATGAACACAACATCAGCGCCGAAACTCCTGCTATTACGCGAACCCAGTTAGCTGAGGACGCCGCATTTATACTGCATACGACATCTCAATCCCCTAGCGTTCAGGATTACACAACCAAAGCAAATTGGGCCACGATCGCAAGTACAGACGGATGGCAGACTTTTGATGACAAGGGTCTATCGCTTGATTTTGTAGCCAAGGGGGGAACCGTTTGGATTTGCGCCTCTCTTCAACTTATTGCCGGGACTGGCGTGGCCCGTATCGACCAGAAGGGCTTTGGCTACAACGTCGGACTGAAGATCGACGGCACTACTGTGTTTGAATCCGTATTGGGAACCGGTGATGCGAGCAACGAGTTCTATCGTGGTTACAAAGGAAGAGGGCTTGTTGTAGAACCCAACACTGATTCGGAGCTTGCCACGCCTCAATGTGGAGGCGGCTTGTCCGGGGCGAGGCTTCCGGTAACAGTGGACACGGTGTTAGAGCTTTCTCCCGGAAGACATCTAATCGAAGTGACTGTAATGAACATCCGCGCATCTATGGAAAGCTCTTCTTCGGACAGCAGAACGTACATCGCCACTAGGGAGATGTTTGCCTTGGAGATGCTTCGCTGATGGCTATCACTTACACTTACCTAGTCCCTGATTCTGATTTTACAGCAGATTCGCTAAATCTTAGGTTTGACGCCGCTGTAGGAACAAACAAGGGCATAAACTCTTTAACGCTTGAAGACCTTTGCTTAGGCGCCCTTAGGCATAATCACCTCCCAAGGCTTGTTCTTCAGGACGGCGTTGCCGATGCAACAACTTATGCAGATCTAACAGGCCTTGGAAGCGGTTCTCGAAACATCTTTTCCACTATGAACCACACGGCCTTTAGTTCGACACTTACAGTTACCAGCGCAGTAGTGGGCACGCCTATTGTTGATGTGTCTTACAACGCACTACCCGCCAGCATTTCACTAGAGCTTGGCATGGATACAGACTCACAAGTCGGGGCCATATTGGTCTTAGCCAACGCAGACCTTACGCAGATTGATGTTACGGCGACAGACAACACCGGAATTGATGTGTGGAAAGCCAATGAAGACGAACATTACGGTCTATTTTACATCAAGATAACAGACTCATCCTCGCCCCCAAACTCTCACGTCCTTCACCGTACAGTGAGGGCAATGTCGCCGAGGGTTACAATATCAACCAAAGGCGCTTCTGGCGGCGCGGGCACAATTTACCACTTTCCGGGATTCTACAATAGCGCGGCCGGGAACGACAAAATGACTAACCAAGACGTGTCTATTCGTACTGTAATCATGCCTTCAGACTTGGATGCGGGCGGCCTGTCGGACGTTGCGAAGATTGAGCTTATGGCGCAAGTAGGCCTCGGGCCAACGGGAGACTGGACGGCGACTTTAGAGATGGGTAAATCTAATCTTACGGCAATCCCACTTCACACCAAGCTAAATCAACTGTAGGTCATCATGGCGGAAGAGACTGCTCCAGAAGTCCCAAAGGTTACTGAAGCTCCCGCTGCACCGCCGGAGCCGACAAAGCCTAACTTTGAGAGGCCCAGCTACGAAGAGTTCATCAAGTTTACTCCCGACCAGCTAAACGAGTACGTCAGAGTCCAAGCGGAAAAAGGCAACGCCGCTGCTAAGGCGATGCAGCCTGCCACAGAGGGCCGAACAGCAGGGGTCGAGACAGCCTCTATTCGGACCCGGATGCCGTCTCAAGAAGCCAAGCAGGCAGCCTACGACAAGGGCATCTCGATGCTTCCTCAGCAAAAAGATGCGCTTGATATGATTCTAGCCAAAGAACAAACGCTCTCTAACGATTCGGTAAGACAGAAGCGCCTCAGCACAATCGTCGGCCATGCGCTCCGAGAAGAAGAGCATGAAAAGCTAGGCGAGGATGAGTTTAAGGCCCTCAACGTCATGTCTATGACGCAGCTTGGGCGCGAGTATAAAGACCTCGAAGACCTCAAAAAGAACTTCCGCAAAGACGCGGAGGCTTACAATGCAGATCAACAGAGGCTAAAAGACGAGGCGGCTAACCGAAAGACAAAATACCGCTCTGTGGGCATTGTTAAGGGCAAGTTGGCAGGCGCGGCCAAGATGACAGGCACTGGCTTTGATGAGCAACAGGCGTCCCATCTAAAGCCGGGGGCAGAACAGGTTCTATACTCTGATGCGTCTGACCCAGAGCTATATAGAAGCGTCTCTCTCGGGCTTACCGACACACCAACAACAGATGAGTTTGCAGAGTTTGCCTTCGACAGTCCCTCGGAGCGAAAGAAATACCTTAGCAATGCGTACCGGCCCCAGAAAGACGCGCTGGCTATGGACGTTTACAAGCCCCTTTTTGTTGACCCTACGGGTAAAACCAAGGGCATTGACCTTGATGTTGCGTATACATCCGCTAAGGCCCACTACATCCAGAAGCTTACGAAGAACAAGCCTCTGCTTAGTTTTAGCGAATCTGAGCGAGACGAGATTCGATCGGAAGCTGAAGGCCTCGCAAGGGGCGACATCTCCCGCATCGAGAGGAATACCCCCGCATTTGTCTACCGTCGAAATGACGAGGCGCTTCAAAACTACCTCGACGGCACGGGCATCCTCGGGCCTATATCTACGATTCCGATTCTCAAGCCACTACTTGCTCCATTTTTGCCTCACAGGCAAATCGCCGGAACTATAGGCAGAAAGGGCGAGGAGGCGCAGCAGGTGGCCGAGAAGGGCATCGCCGCTACTTACATTTCAGACGGAGGGGTAGCCAACGCTACCGACTCCATCTTTAGATATGCGCCTACAGAGGCAGTAGGGGCCGCGTATCACCTCGCACACAAAGATTACGTCCGCGAGTTTGGTGACGAGGCGACGGGTCGAGGAGCTTGGATTCTCCGGCGCATGGGGCAGATATGGAACAGCGATCGTCTTGTAGAAGAAATCGCAACTACCACCGACAACTCGGGCAGGCTCTTAACGGAAGCAGGGCCGGTGCTGTTTGATGATTTCGGGGAAGCAAATCCTACTGCCGCAGCAATAATGTTCGGGGTTCCCATGTTCGGGGTCATGATTCTAGAACCGGACGTTTTTTACGGACTGCCCTTTGCGGGCAAAGCGGGAAAGGCCGTAGGCAAAGGCTTCAAGGCGGCAGAGCGCATAGCTGGCTTGCGTCACATTGACCGCCTCGACGAAGGCAAAAATGTACTGCTTAGGGCGGTTGATGAACTAACAGAAGAGCAGAGAGCCAATCCGGTTAACATCGCAGATGCCCTGCAAGATGCGGCAAAAAAAGACAGATCGGGAACAGCCCGTGTGATTCTTCAGCAGATGGCTTATGACGCTGGGACAAAATATGGCGGCCAAGCAACAGGCCTTGGTGATGTGATTAGGCGCGAGACGCACAGCATTAAGCGGAGGGCAGAATCTGCTGTAAAGAATAGGGCGAACGCGCTAGAAAACATGGAAAAGGCCAAAGCGGCCAAGACTGACGCGGAGGCTGCGGAAGCCGTCAACAAGGCTGTGCTTGACTCCATTGCCGCGTCCGGCGACGACCTTCGGGGCCTACAAGCCTCACTGAACAGGGCAACAGCTTTCCAGAAAAAAGCACAAGCAGATCACATTGCAATGGCCACCGCTCGCGCCATGGTCGATGATGATGCCTTTGATAAGTACATTAGAACAGGCAAGTCTAAGAAGTTAGAAGCGTACCTCGACAGTGATGACGCCAAGGCGTTCTTTAAAAACAGAGACCTCGACGCCACCAATCTTCGCAATGAAATCGCCACGCTTCAGACCAAGAAGTTTAAGACCGCAAAGGAGGCCCGTGCGGCAAAGAAGGCCCTGCGGGATAAGGTCGCAAAGTTTTACCAGAAAGAAATATCAACGCCTCTGTCTAAGCACCAAGCCAGATTAAAAAAGCGTGCCGACGCCGCCCTTGAGAAGCAAACCAAGGCACAAAAGGCTCTTGAAAACGCGCTTGCCAATGTCAGGGCAAGCCTTACCCCGAAAGGTGTAAAAGCGTTTGACGACTTGCTGGCCGGAGCCGGAGCAAAAGGCATCAACGCGGCGGCGCTAAGGACTATGAAGGCAGATCAAACGAAGGCCATAGAGGAGCTACAGCAAGCGGCGCAAGACGCCGATGCGGCTATACGAAGGGCTTCAGATGAAATCGTCATGGCGGAAAAGGTTGGAAAGGCTGTGGGCGATGAGGTACAGCTAGGCCCCAAAGCACTGGAAGCGCAGGCAGATGTCTCTTCTTTTATGTTGCAGACCCTTAACAAGATGGCCTCGGCGATTGACATCGCTAAGACTCAAGAGGGTGGAGACGCCATTCGGAAGCTCGTAGAGGGCGGCGAGGGCGTTCCTGAGATTCTAGAAAACACAGAGCGCCTTGGTGATCTCCGGAAGTTGGCGGCGGACGATCTGGCCTCTCTGTCCGATAAAGACTTCCTTGAGGCGATCATACGCCCCGATCTAATGGAGCGCATCTGGGCATCTCCTGCGACCATGAACAAGATTAAGATTGGGCTGGTGGTAGACGCTTTTGTTGACCCTAAGACTTGGTATGCTGCTACAAGGGTGCGTGTCGGCGACCTAATCACACGCAGAATCGGTACGATTTTTAACACCAAGGTCGCGCTTCTAGGGCCGAGGTTCTCAAAATCGGTGGACAGGATTGCCAAGCGGGTCGCACGTTTCGCCCGCGCCAGCAGCCAAGACTTGAGCCTGATCGTGCGTTACGCCCCTGAGGGCCAGCGTAATGACCTAATCAAGCAGTATCTAACCTCTGGCGAAAAGGTGATTCTCCGCCCCGGAGTTGAAGTCAGCGGAAACATCGGCATGGGGTCGTCGTTCTTTGAAACAGCCAAGGAGGGCTTCCTCAACATTGCGCGGGTCATCCCGAGAAACAAAGCCGCCCGCGAAGAGTTCTTTAAAAACCAGCAATCTGTTTCTCTTGAAGCCTTTGTAAAAGCGTTTATATCGGACGCCGCCACAAGAGATGAGGCGCTCGCCGCTGGTGGCGCGGTGATGAAGTTTGTAGAGAAACTCAAAGACGCACCGGCAGACCTGACTCTCGAAGGGATGCAGCGGCTTGCTTTTGACGCAATCGGTGAAACGCGAGTAGCGGGCAAGCCGATTCCACGGGTAGCGGCTAAGTTTGAAGACATTCCCACTAAAGATTTAGCCTTGTCTTATAAGTCTGTGCTGGGTGCCGCTGTCGAAGAAGTGTACACGTCTCGCATGGCGAATCTAGTCGGGGCCGGACTAAATGTCCGCACAATCCGAGCCTACGAACGATTTATCGGGAGAGGCAAAGAATCAATACCGTTCCGCCAAACGCTAGAAGAAGGCGACATGGTGGTCCTCAAGTCCGATGTAGAGCTTTATCGCAGTGTTACCAACACCACAAAATACGCAGGCAAAAAGCGAGGCGCGCTTTCATCGGTAGAGAAGGCCGCTACGGAAGGAAACTCTGTTGTTTCGCGAGAGTTGATGGAGATTATTACCGAAGACGGCGTAACAAAGGGGCGACTGCTTAACCCCGATGGAACTTTTGACGATGTTCCGATTAAAGACCTAACAATGCGGGAGCCGGAGCTTTCGTTTCTAGATGTTGCCGACGCTTACCTGCGTTTTGGTCCAAATCTGATTCAACAGGCGTATAAGAAAGATTTGGCCAGCAACGTCCGACAGGCCTCTGATGATTTCATGGAGCTAGTAGCTCACTCGATGGACGCTAACGGCAATATGCGGATTGTCCCCCGCTTTAAACTTGAGACGTTTTCAAGGAACCTCGACGGCATTTCTAAGAAGCTGACGGAAAACTTGTCTGACGCGGCAGCACAGAACCCATTGATTGCGGCTATAGCGGGCGGGGCCGAAAAGATGATTAGACTGTGGAAACGGCACGTCCTTGGCGGCTTCTTGGTGCCTAACCCCGGATTCTTTATGAACAACTCCGTGGGTGACTTTTCGCAGATGGCGACGGAACTAAGCATAAGTGAGGCGGCTGTGATCTCGATGTACGGGTCACTTGGATACGTCCCTTACATTGGAACCAGACTACAAGATGCTACCCGCAAGGCTGCTGAAGCGGCGGGAGACGTGGGCTTGAGATTGCCCTCGCTGTTTGATGCGAGCTTTAACCGATTTATCGACGATGTTCTCGAAGGGGCTGATGAGGTTAAGGTTTACAAGAAAGCCAACGGTGAGACTGTCGAAGTAAACCCTGCCAAGCTGATGAACGAGGCTTTAGAAGACGGGATCGACGACAGTATCCGGCACACTGACTGGGGAGTCGAGCTTCGGGAGGCCGCCGACCGCGACATTGGCTTAGTCGAGAAAGGCATCAGGGCCACCAATCCCGCAATACGCACTCTCCAAGAAGCTAAAGACGAATACTTCGACATCATGGACATCACAATGCGGGCCGCCCAGCGGCGTCAGCGTATTCAGTTTTACGCGCATCTCCGCTTCAACAAGGGGATGTCGAGGGACGAGGCTGCCGACATGATGTCTAGGGCGCTCTATGATTACCAGACCAGTGTGGGTAAGTTTGAGACGGAGTACATTGCCCGATTTAGTGCCTTCTACGTCTTCTCTAAGAACGCGATCGTACAGAACTTTAACGCCCTGTTTCACGGGTCCGACGACTTGATGGACTACGCTAAAAGGCACGTTACTTTCAACACCAAGCAGCAGCGGATGGAGGCCTTGAGCCGATTCGCTAACGTCGTATTTCATGAGCAGTATGTCGATCCCTCTAGAGTCCTGACCCCTGAAGAGCAGGCGCAGATTGCCGCAGAGCTAGAAATCCCTGACTGGCTTATGGATTACATGATTTCTGACGTAGGAACCCTGACCCCAGAAGGCCAGCGGCTTATGTCGGAGCTAGGCCGCGAACGTGTAAACTACGCCCGCACAGTATCTACGCGGCTTACGTCTATTGAGTTTCAAAACATGTACTCGGAGATGATCCACCTTGTATCGGGGGCAGCCATTGCGGGCCTAAGAACCGATGTGGATTTTGACACACGACAAGGCGCTTCCTTTATACTGGAAGAAATGGTCAACATGATGAACCCATTGGCGGAAAGCGCGTTCGAGGATTCTCTGAAGAAGCTCGCAGGGCTGCCTGTACCCCCAAAATCAGCCTATGGAAAGCCGTTGACCGGAGCAGAGCTTGAGTTTGCCCGCCTGTTTGGTATGAGCGATTCTTTAGGTTTGACCAAAACAAACGGCAAGATCAGATCTAATGACAACCTCATCAAGACCGGGCTGCTAGACATGGCTGGGCGAGAGGCCAACCGTTTACGTCTTATGGCCTCCGTTGTATTTGGTACGGATCTAGGCGCTTTAACGCCAATCGAGACCCGCGCCTACCTTGCTGGGTTGGACAAATCTGAAGTAGAAAAGAGACTAGTAGCATTAGGTCAGTTAATGAACATACAAAGAGTTTACCTTTTCCACGGAAATGAAACTGCAAGCTACACCGCTAAAGCAAATCGACGAGAGCTAACCCGCGAATACAAGAAGGCGGGGAAAGAAGGTATGGTGGAATAATGTCCAACTTAGATCAGCGCGTCACAGTCCTCGAAGACCAAGTAGGAGGCATCCGCGAGGCCCTTGCCATCGTTCAAAACGAACAAAAGCATTCCGGTAAGACACTAGACCGCATCGAAGCTCAACTTATTGAAATCGCAAAACGAAATCAGTTTGATTGGGGTACGGCGCTCAAGAATCCTCAAACCATAGTTTTGGGCTTGATTCTCATCGGGGGCCTTCTCGGACATGACACCATGATGCTTGCAAACACCGCAATGAATCCTGCTCTTGCAGGGCAAACCCTTGACACAGTACCATAGGCACTGTATAGAAACAACATCCGCTTTGGATAGTCTATAGGAGACATTAAATGGCTGGCAACTTGAAGCAGCGCCTCATCAAAGCAGGTCGCGACTTTAACTACGCAGAGGGCGTCAAAGTCCTCAACAACGACCCGGCAAACGCGCTGCCCGCAGAGACCATCCTCTGTGGTGTAGGTGCCTCTGGCCCTTTCCTGAAGGTAGGAAAGACAGATGCGGACGCTCTTGCGACTACGCGAGGCCGGTTGCTGGTGGCGAAACACGAAATCCCCGCTGGTGGATACGGAGTGGCGTTGCCTTGGAAGATCGTGACTATGGACACTTCTGCCGGTGCAGTCGGTGACCCTGTGTATGTCTCCCTCACCGCTGGCGAGCTGACCCTGACTGTACCTTCGGCAAGTGGTGACGTAATCCGAGAGGTCGGAACCGTTGTTGTAGTCGGCGGAGCCACAGCAGGCAAAGTTCATTTTAGTGGTGAAGGCGTTCAGAACCTCGCTGTAATCCCATAAAGGGGGCCTAAATGAGCATTGCTCGAACTAGGCAATCTCGAATACAATACGCTGTCCGCGTACAAGCGGGTGGCGGCGGGACGCAGACACTTCCTGAAACCGCAGGCGAGACCGTAACGGTAGAGTTTGCTGGGGTTCCTGCTCGTGGCCTTATTCGTCGCGTAGGAATCATCGCAGTGTCACCCGGCCCGTTAGCCAACCTTCCTCGGACTTACGACTCTTTGTATCTGCACTACGTTGGTGAGCCGGGACTGAACAAACGGTCTACAGCCTATGTGCCCACTATTTTCTCCCAACTGGCGTATGATCAACAAAACCGAAATACTCTCGCGGGGTTTTCTTTGGGCGAAACTGGACCCGGTAATGGTAGGTTTGTAAGCGCGGTCGATTGTGTTCCGGTAAACTGCGGCGGTATCGGCTCTGGTGGATTTTATAATGCCCCTCATGCGACCGACGCAGCAGGCTCTCTAGCCTTTCCTGCAACACCCGCTAACATCACTCCCGTGATTGAGGGCGCTACTATTAAGACAACCTCGGGGGCCTTCCCGCCCGGAGGTATCTTCTACGATGTTCAAAGCCCCATTGCTGGTGTGACGACCGTTGTAGATGGTCCGAACTTCACGGAAAAAAACAGCCTCTACCTCACGCTTCTTGCTGAGGGTTTTAACTACGACAACGATATGTCCAACTTGACGTTCATCTTAGACATCGAGCCTACACACTAGGTAGTCTGGGGGGTCGATGAGCAACATCGCTAAAGGCGCAGCGACTGGAGCCTCAACAGGCGCGGCAATAGGCTCAATCGTTCCCGGAGTTGGTACTCTTATTGGGGGCGCCGTTGGCGCGGTTGCCGGTGGACTAGGCGGCGCATTTAAAGACAAGAAAGAAAAGAAGGTTGCCGAAGATCAACAGTTAGCACAAGGCACCGCAGCGGCGGCTAGAATGGCCTCGCCGGACGCCCCTAGAACTACGGCCCTTCAGGATATGATGCAGGCAGGACGTAGGGCGCGGCTTGCCCGCGAGATGGCTCCTTACGGCGAGAGCAGCTTTGACGCGCGTGTAAGACGTAAGCTAACCGCCGAACAAAAAGATCCCGCGCTACGGGATTATCGGGACAAGACTATTGATGATGTGAAGTTTAAGTCCCCAGACATGGCTGAGGGCATTCTTTAGCCGTGGAAGAAATCACCATCAGCGCACAAGGGCATCGGGTTAAGACCCTGAAGCAATTGCTGGAGCACGCCAAAGTAGACACAGAAAAATGGCGCGTCTCTTCATGGAAGTGCAACTCTTGGGAGCAGAGCGTCAAAGGCGGCGAAGACACTATCACGCTTTATCAGGTCAAAGCTTACCTTGAACGGAAGATTGAGCCTGACCGAAAACCCGCTCACCCTCCCAAGTACATCCCGCGAATCGAGCCGGGGGTCAGAAGCTCAGGGCTACAAAGCACTTTGTTTATCCCTGATTTACAGTTGGGCTTTTGCTGGCGGAAAAGGTACACATACCTTGAGCCTATGCACGACCGCACAGCAATGGACGCTGTGATTGCGCTGGCCAAAGAGATGCAGCCCACCAACATTGTACTCTTGGGCGACATGTTGGATCTAGCGCCTTGGAGTACGCGATTCCCCCGTAAGCCCGAGTATCGGCAAACGACCCAGCCCGCGATTGACGAGCTTCATTGGTGGCTTGCGGACCTTCGTTCTGTCGCCCCTTCTAGTAAGATTCTATACTTAGCTGGCAACCATGAAGAGCGCATCTCTAAAGCAGCGGTCGAGCTTTTGCCCGAGGCGACGGGCGTAGCGCCTGCGTTAGAAACAGATCCCGTACTTAGCCTCAACCGGCTTCTACATCTTGACCGGCTAGACATCGACTATGTGGGGCCTTACGGCGCGGACTGGTGGCTTTGGCCCGAATCAAACTCTCCTGTTCGGGTGACTCACGGCAACAAAGTGCGCGGCGGAGCAGGCGGAACGGCTACAGCCATCGCCAAAAGCTCACGCTGGTCTGAGGTATACGGTCACATCCATAAGGTCGAAATGGTACAGAAGACTTTTCACGGCCCCAATGGCCCGCAAACGGTCACTGCTTTATCTCCCGGATGCCTTGTGCGCGTTCCGGGGCCTACTCCCGGTGTTTCTTTGACTCCCGACTGGCAACAAGGCGTGGGAGTCGCTATACTTGACGAGAACACCAATGACGTTCATATGCACTTACTTCCAATCACTAATGGCCGGATTGTCTGGAACGGCAAAGTCTTTGAGGGGCAAGACCCTTACGAGAGAATCGCCTTCGAGACCGGGTGGAAACAGTTTATCGGAGATACAAATGCCTAAGAAGCAAAAGAAGTTCAACATCTTTGCCCTTGTTGCTCGCATCCTGCGTGTTGGCCGGAAGATCACCGTGGCACTCGCTGACGATCAGAAGATCACTCCTGATGAGCGCGACGAAATCATTGCGCTTCTATTGTCGGAGGTCAGCGCGTACCTCGACGAAGTAATGGGGTAATCAATGCCTACAGTAAATAAACAGTCTACCCGCGTTGACTTCAGCCAGTTGACTGATTCTCTTGCAAACAACACTGCGGTCAGCGATGTGTTTGGCGCGGGCGGTAAGATTTACTTTTTGTTCGTGTCAAGCAGCGGGGCCGCAGCCTCGGGGTTTGATTTCCTCAAGCTGTATGACACCAAAGATCAGGTAGACCTCGCTGTTGACGCTCCTGATTTTGTTTTCCCGATCACTTACGGTAAAAATGAAGTGTTTCACTTCCCGGACGGCCTGACCATTACAAACGGGCTTGGGTACGTTGCAAGCAACGCAGGTGGGACAGGTGCAGGCGCTAACCCGAACCGGACGCTATCTATTCAGATGGTTTTTAAGTGAGGTAACCAATGGCTCAGATTCAACCCCTTCTAGGCCCGATCGGTGGTCAGGTATACACCGCCACTATCTCCAACACCACGCCTGTTGACAATCCGTTAGCAGATACGGCGATTACCGTGTACCAAATCGAGTTAGACAATAGCGCCAACTCTGCGGCGGCGTACCTCAAAGTCTACAATGCGGCTGCACCAACACACGCGGGTAACGCCCCGTTCTACATTCTGCGCGCAGAGGCGGCCACTAAGCAGCACGTCATCTTCCCAGCAGGAACTGCGTTTGGGTATTTTTCCTACGTCGTGACCACGACGCAAGCAAACTCCGGGGCAGGAACTGCAACCGGAAGCGCCGTAGAGGTAGCCTGTTTGTACAGCCCCTAGCCTCGCAGTCTAACAGAGAAATACTCGGAATCACCAAGAATGCCGGTCTCTGTGCCTGACCATATCGAAGGCAGGATGTTCACGGCAGGGCCAATGCCCCGCCAAACCACACCGTCTTCGTTAAGGCGCAGGTTTGCTTCAAGTACGAGAAGATTCTGTCCTCGCTTCAAAGCGATGAACGAATGGCCGCGCTTCCATCGCTCGTCCCACTTCTGATAAAGATACCAGCCGTTACCGGTTCCTTTTGTGGTGAGGCCCATGTCTGTCGCCGCCGTCAGCGGCCCCCACAAATCTTCGCGTGCCCACATTTGCCACTGCTTGTATCGGGTAAAATCCCAACCTGCTTTGGGGTATACTTGGGCGAGCAAGCCGTAGGTGAAGGAAGAGCAGTCAATCTCTCTCGTGCCGCTACGGATCAGTGTGCTTGGAACACCGGGGATGTCGGGCGGGTAGTCTACCTTGTGCCCGTAGGTGTAGTCCTTCCATACAGGAAGGCAGGAAAGAATACGGTTCCTAAGTCGGGGATTGCCGACCTCAGAAGGATACAAACCAATAGTACACTCGTCCATTACACCCTCACCAAGTCCCACCCGAGGGACATGAAATCGTAGTCTTCGGGTAACACGGTGGTCTGAACGAAGACACCTGCACACAACACATTCCTCAGAGAGCGCATAAGCCACCCTAGAGTCCTCGGGTCATATGCCCGGTCAGGCAGGATAAACAAAGCCCGAGGGCCGCTCAGAAGGGCACCAGCGAGCGCGACAGCAAGGGCCACAGTTTCTACGCCAGATGGGATAACAACATCTCCGTTGATGGAGAGGCGAATCTTGCCCCCAAGCTCGACGAACTCGGCTCTGCCGATTTCTTCCGGCAGATAGCGGTTGATGCCAGCTTCGACCACATCGAAGGCGCCCTTCACAAAGATGAGGGCCTCCTTGTCAATCTTGGCCTTTAACTGCTTTGACTTGAAAATCTGTGTTTCAAGAGAATCCTTTTCATTGTCCACGAAGTAAGATTCAAGACCGTTGTCCTCGACATACTCTTGAATCACGGCAAGCTCTCGCATTCGCTTCTGATGGCTTCGTATAGACGAACCAACTGACTTCATCATCTCAAGCAGGGCCTTCCGGTACGAACCGTGATGTTTGACGCGGGCGTCCCATCCCGGAATGTCGAGAGCGATGGGGTGATCGTCGTCGTCAATGTTTGTTAGCAGAAACTCTACTAGATTGTCATGGCTTCCCGCAAGCGCACGCATCGCCATCGCGACCACGTTGTCAAACTTCTTGCTGCGGTCGCCCCAACTGACTTCTTCTCCGTCAATAGTAAGATGGCAAAACAGGCCGTCGCCTCGCGGGGCAAGTAGCTCTAGCGCGCCTTTTGTCTTTACGTCCTTGCCCGCCGCATCGAAGGCGGTGTCAAACGCGCCAAGCTCAATCGAGTGTATGATGGCGCTCTTGCCTGAGCCATTGCGTCCGAAGACAAGGTTATACGGTGACGCGAGTTGTAGGTCGATTGGACCTTTTACGTTAGAATAGATTCCCTCAATCATTTTTTCTCCCTCATCTCATGGGGCCATATCCAGCCTCCGTGGTTATTTTTGCATCGCCACCCACCCTGCGGACCAGCGTCTACGACAACATCTTCAACGCCACCGGCCCAAAGCCGAGGCTCTTTGCACTTAGGGCAAGGGCTGCCCTCTTTCTCCCAAACTAAATCCTTCGCCACAGGTTCTCCCTCGTAGACGCAATTTGCCTCCGGGCGACCTTGTTGAGCTTGACAAGCTTCTTTAGCCAGTAATCCAGCGTGTGCGGCGAGTATCCGCTGCGGTTTCGTATGTCATCTGTGGTATACCACCCATCCGAAGGAACGGCGGATAGAACTGCATCTCCCTTGTTAATGCTCATGTGTCCTCCTGATTGTGGTAAAACTCTTGATAGGCAAAGCCAGCGGGTATATGGTCTGCGAATCGCCGTCTTTTGGTTTTCTCCTGCTTCTTCACAGGCAGAGGCTCAGGCTTCATCCGAGACACCTCGTCAATAATAAGTTGACGCAGCCTGTCTTCGCTGTGCCCTAGCGCATGTACTTCCCACAAGCACTTATTGATCTTATTCTCCAAGCTGTCTAGTCTAGACGCAACTCCGCCAATCTTATTGTGTAGGTGTATAACCTCATCATCTAGACTCTGAACCTTCTCCTGCAAATCGCTTATAGGGGTGCGCTTCTTGTTCTTCGTGTACGATGCTATACCATTTTCGCGCCGCAACTGCCGCACTCTCTCCATACTCAAAGAGTATTTCAGGCCTAGCTTTCTGTCCGATGCTGTACCCAACTCTTCCATAAGTTGCCGCCTAGTAGGCGACCATGCCTTGATGTTATGGTCCGGCTTCTTCCTCATGTGTCCTCCCTAGACATCTTTCCAAGTCATTCCTATCTCTGCTTCCGCACTGAAGGTAACATCGAGACCGTCCACCTTGCGTGTCAAGGTTTCGTCAACGATCTGCTTAACCTCCTCGGCACGCTCCTCAGGCACCGATAGCAGTACGGCATCGTGCAGTTGATTTACTAAGCCAATCTTATTGTCAAAGTCGAAGGGGATGTGCTTCTCAACAAGCTCCAACATGGACATGGCGACAACCGCAAACCCGCCTGCCTGCACCCCGAAGTTTAGGATTGCATTGTAATCCTCTTCGGCAAAGTAGCGGCGGCGCATCCAAACGACCTCCTCGATGTACCCGTCCATCTTGAACTGGTCCAAAGTGTTCTTCCACCACTGCTCAAACTCCGGGGCCTTAGACTTCCAACGCCGATGCAGTACACGGATTTGCCGCAGGTCGTAGTGGGCATACAGCATGTTGCCGTCGTCGTCCTCGGCCCTTCCGATTATCTCATGAACTTTAGGCGCGGACGCACCGTATAGCGAGGCAAAGCAGATTGTCTTGGCCAAGTTACGCAGTTGCTTAAACTGGCCCTTGCCTTTGCCCATCTTGGTATCCGGCGCGCCTTCCGCATTCCAGAAGACTTCTCCGAACATGAGGTCTGCGGTGAGGTTGTGGGGGTCGATTTGCTTTTTCTCGAAGGCGTCGAGGTAGTGCTTGGCGTTTGCCAAGGCGGCTGCAAAGCGAAGCTCAAGCTGGTCATAGTCCGCACCGACGAAGACGCAACCGTCTGGAGGGATGAACATATCTCGTAGGTTGAATGGGATGTTCTGGAAGTTAGGGTTAGACGAAGAGAGCCGCCCGGTAACTGTACCATGTGAGTTGTAGTCGGGGTAAACATATCCATCCTTTACGACGCCAGCATCCGGCGCGAACTTTCTTATATAAGTAGACAATAGTTTCTCGGCTCTACGGTAGAAGCGGAGCGCCTGCAAGAACTCGCGCTGTTCACCGTCAGCCAAGGGGTTAATCGAGAGAGCGCGTAAAGAGGCCACGCTCGTCGAAGGCTCGCCCGAGAGGGTGTACTCATGCGGAGGCAGCGCCCATTTTGTAAAAAGCAGATGCCTTAGTTGGGCGGGAGAGTTGGGATTTATATCTGGCTGGATGCGTTGTAACTTCGTGCGCCACTTGACTGCTGCTTCAGTCTGGGCTTCCTCATGCGCCAAGCGGGTAGGCTCATGGATTCTAATCCCCATGCGCCGCATACCAGCACACAAGCTTTGCATCCGCAGGTCTTTGTCGATCAGATGCGTCTGCTTTCGTTCGTACACCATCTCAAGCAAAGGCTGTACAATGCGGGCGGTCACCGCAACATCGGTGGCGCAGTATTCATGAAGCTCTTCATCTGTCTTGGCTGTGACGCCTGCGTGGTCCGCCTTCCAAGCGGGGACATCGGTCAGCACCGACCCGACAAAGCCGAGGCTATGCCTGTACTCCGACGCCCCAAGCTTATGAAGAAGCAGGGTATCTACAAGAGGGGCAGGGGTAACGCCCAGATGCTGCTCCACAACAAGCCGATCAAAGTAACCTGCATTGTGACCACAAATCCGAACTTTAGATCGCTCATCAAACACCTCGCGGAGCAGGCTTTTAATCACCTCCTCATCTTCCGGCGAGTAGAATCTAGAAACTCCATCAATACTAAGGAATCCCAGCATTAAAACCTCGCTTTCGGTTCCAATGCCTATGCACCTCAAGTCTGCGTTGAGCGCGTCGATTCCGTCAGTCTCAACGTCGTAGGACAACAACCAGTCATTCTTCGCGGCATCCGCAAAAAACTCCCGCACAATATCCGGTGGAGGATTGTAACGGACAACAGGCTCGGGCCACCTAAGACGGTCTCGATGGTGACGGATCGCCTTCTGGATGTCGCTGTGCAATACGGGCCGGAGATGCCTCTGTAGCGCGACTTGCGACGGATGGTATGTAGGTAGTACCTTCACGCCGTTCACGACGGTAGGGCCGCCTCTGACGGCCTCCAGCGAGGGGTTGCCGGATAGCACTGCCTTGGTTGCAATAGGCCCGCAGGTGACCACGGTTTTATACTTAGCCATCTCTTCTGCTACATGTTCTCGGCACGCTTCTATCGGGGATAGCTCCAGCGCCCTGCCTTTTGAGGCGAGCTTACGATTCCTCCGCTTTAAAATCTGCATAAACATGCGGGGGTCGTCTTTTGGCCAGCGACAGCCTACAATGTATCCGTAATCTACATTGTGAGGTTTGACCCGAGCAGACTCCAGCGCATCTTTCATCTCTACGCCGTGGGTATCCGCCCACGCTCTGCCCATAGCGGAGGATTGCTTTGAGGGTGCATCGCCCAAGATCAAAACATCAGACTCGTTGTGAAGAAAGTCCACTCTCTCCCACCTGCCCTCGGCCTGCCAATACTTACGCAATGGGCACCTGCTGCATTTTGCTCTGTTAAATCCCACAAGTATCCCTCTTGTTAATATGTTGAGGCGATGAAAATGAACCACAAAGAAGTCGGCGCCCTGCTAGTTACGTTTTACCTTCTGTCGCATCTCGCCGTCAGTGTCCCCTTGGGAATCTACATCGCGGCATCTTACTGCGGATGGAGTTGGGACTGTCAGCCCCAGCGAATCCTCTACCCAGTCAAGCCAGATCTCTAAATCTTCGACGGTCTCAAAGTCAGGGCGAGTGTAGGTGCCCCTTTTGTTTTGAACCAGCTTCCTGCGGACCAACATAGTGAAGCCAGATTTTTCTTTCGGAGTACAGTCCTTCCGTTCAACATCCCAGAACTTCATGAGCCGCTCAAGCGCGGCAATCGCTTTACGTCCGGGCCGGTAGAACTTAGGCTTCATCGTCAAACACGATACGGGCCGGAGGCTCCTCTGCTTCCACGCCGGAGTAGATCAAGACAAGCGCGCTACACTTGGGGCACGTCAGGTTTGTAACCATGCTGTACACGGTACTCCTGTCAGCCTCATGGTCGCCGCCCCAGACTAACTCGGTGTCTTTACAGTAAAAGCAGTTCATCTTCATCCTCGTCTTGATAGAACTCGCCGGTAACAGATGACTGACGGAAAAGAAAGCCCTTCGCTTTTGTCCACGGGCGCGGCGGTCCCATGTGGCAGTAGATGCTCGCACCACAGTTGGGGCAGTACAAGTGTATATCCGCAGCAGTATCGGGGTGTCTCTCTTTGAGAGACTCATCCGTGGCGTCAGCAAGTTTTGCCCAACAAAAAGGACACTCGCCCATGATTCCTCCAAAAGCAGGGGCCTCTGCGCGGACAGGTAGAGGGAAATTTAGTAAAACCTCTAGCCTGACCTAACTCCGCTGAAGAAAGAGTCTGCAAAGACCCCCGCTTGAGATAAATGGGACGCCCCACGGCGACAACCACGAAACCTACTCACGGACAGGAAGGACAAGAAACCGACCGTGAGATTAGGGCGCCCCAAAGTGATTAAAAGGGCACGTCTTCCATGTCGGCGCGAGCGGCGGCTGCCTCGGCTACGATAGCCGCGCGAGACTTGGCTTCTTTCTCGGTCACCCACTCCGTCTCCGAGAACGAGCCTTCGCCAACAGCAGGGGTAAACTCGATCCATCCCTGCTGTCCGAGGATGTGCTGCTCGTCGTCCACACCGTCATCCATGATCGCCTTGGCCTCTTCTACCGAATGACCGAACGACCCCAACATCTCTAGCCAGCGAAAACGCGGCCACTTCATCTCAGGGGTGGGAATCATGATGCGCTTGTACACCATCTTGCCCCTGTGCTCACCCTCAACAACTTCGGCTGCAACATTCACCATGTCCTTGCCGCTCTTGCTGACCTCAGGCTTGAGGCTCTTGACCTCCACCTTGTAGATGCCCCGCTCTTCCAGCTTGCCGCTGTTCATGTCATCCGTGTTTATTCTAAAAATAACAGCCATGTTACTCTCCCTCTCTATTAAAAGTTGGCGATAAAATCGGTCAACAGGTTGGTTTTGTGGCGGCGAAGTACCGCCCGATCGATACCGTCGCTGATTGCCCAGCGGACGTGTCTTGGGTCTTTGTCCTTGTATGTCTCCGCCAAAGCAGGGCCATCGCTGGACAACCACTTCTTAACTGATCGCTTGTCTTTGGCCTCCGCCTTTACAAGCTCTTGACAAACAGCCTCCGCCACATCGTCCATCCACTCCATGCCCTTGGGTCGAGGCAGGTCGTAACCCGTGGCAAGCATGATCTCCCTGATGTTAGTTGGGGAGTAAGCAGGCATCATAGCCAAGCGGCTACCTGTAATGTAATCAGGTGTCGGCGCGGCTTGGTAGACATATGGCCAGTTGCTGACGGCCTTGGCGTCGTACTTGACGCGGACCACGAAGTCAGCCATAGCCGGAATCTTCTCGGGGAGCTTCCATCCTGTGATGGACGGGTGCCCGGGGATGAACACGGTCTTGTTGTCACGGGTCACCTCGCGAGGAGGCGTCTCGTGCATAACCAGAAATACATGGCATTCGGCGTTTCGTGCCGCATCCCTCAGCTTGTACATGGTCTTGTTCAAAACATCGAAGGCCTTGAACCCAGCGTTGCGCGGGTTGGTCTGGATGTGGTGAAGCTCTGAATCAGCGATAAGGCTGAAGTCATCCACGATAATCGTGCGGAACTTCTTGGACTTGGACGCCCGGTTGATGACCTCGATGATCTTGTCCACGCGAGTGTCGGGCTTGACCAGCCAAGTCTCGGGCGTCACCCCAAGGTACTCGGCGCAGGATGTTCCTCCGACCGGCGTGATGATCAACGCGCTGGGGTCAGCTTTGATCAGGTTGAGCGTCTTGCCCTTCTTGGGCGCGGCATACACGATGCCGAATACAAACGGTAGCTTACTCATAGTGTCCTCCTCTTTTACAGGTCTCAAAAAAACTACAGGGGCCATAGGTTGTTTGGCACGCTGTCTCCCGATGAGCACCGGGCCAGTGGAAGGCATCCCTCCCGCTGAAGTCGGCTATCATCCTCTCACCCATTATAACTGTATCAGGAAAGAGCGCAACAGACTTTTCTGCATAAGGCAGAACTTTCCTTTTAAACGAAGAAACAGGCTTCTTATCATCCCATCCGATGAGGTTCAGGATGACGCCCCCGAAGTCGTCACCGAACATCTCGCGCCCCATCATCTGCTGTCCGAGAAACTGACCCGACAAGGTGTACTTGTTGTACGTCTTGCGTAGAATCATGAAGCTCGTCTTGTGGTCCACGAAGTAGTGCTTGCCGTGGTGAGCTACAATGAGGTCGATGCGGGCCGTGTAATCATACGAGACATCTCGCACGTCATCGCGGACCTTGGTCGAGACAATCTCTTCGACCGCTTGGATGCGCCAGCTTGGGGTTGGGTACATCATCGCGTACTGGTGGTACACGCCAATCACATTGTCCTTCCACTTGTCGTGAAGCTCACAGTTCGCCTCGGCGACACACCTCTCGACCGCAGCCTCGGGGCTGAGGTAATCGACTCGGGCGCCGTGCTGCTCTGCGCCGATGGCTGCATAGTGATGGGCGAGCGCGATGTGCATCAGCGAGCCACGCACCAGCGCGTCCGAAGCCGTGCGGTCGTGCTCTCTGTTCAGCGCGTAATAGCGCGGGCACTTCAGCACGTTCGAGAGCCTGCTCCAGCCAGCGGGCGATGGGCCTGCGTCGATATACTTCATGTCGCATCCAAGACGTAAGACATGAGTTGAAGGTCTGATGTGCGAACATAGAAATCAGGGATCGGCATATAGGTGACGTAAGGAGACAGCGGCCAAGCACTCCGAGGTTGCCTGTGCCAGTGCCGATACTGTTCGTGCTCTACCTCATACGCTAGCTCCTCCGCGAGGAAGTACACGCCGTCGTGATAAAGGTCAGCGATTTTTGCGGTCGCATCCACAACGGTAACGCCGCCACCGTCATAGTCGCCTTCCGCATCTCCCATCGCCTCCATTACCACGTTGATGATGACGGCAGCGTAGGCGTTTATGTGTGCGTCGTATCCCATATTGTCCTCCGTGGTTGTCGTTGCTGACGCAGTCAGTATAACCCAATCCCCCAGATGTTGTGTCAAGATGATGTCAATATGATGTCAAGAACATGTCAAGAACACAAGCTCAAGATTGAAGCTATGATCGCGTCCTCATCTTGGTCGCCAGCGAGCGTGCTCGCCACCTCCCCAGACTCCTTATCATCTAGTACAGCCTCGACAGCTTGGAGCTTTGTCAAAAGGATGTCAGCAACGTGCTCGTCTACCGTGCCCTGCGCTACTGTGTACATTATTAGTACCGAACGCTTCGACCCGTGACGACTGAATCGCCCTTCAGCTTGCGTCACTTGGCCCGGTGTCCAAGGTAGAAGGCCGAATATCACTAGGTCTGTGTTCTGCAATCCATCAATAGCTTCGCCGAATGCATCGGTGGTTCCAACGAAAGCTCCCGCACCATCGTGGTCGGCGTACTCTTTTACAATAGAATCCCTGTATTGGGTGCTGTCGCCGCCGTGTCCGGTCCAGACTGGGTTGGCCTTGGCCTTCTTCGTGATGAGCTTCGCGAGGGCCTCACAGTCCTTCCTGCGTCCAGTTAGAACGCAAACCTTTTGTCCTGCGTCGAGGGCATCGGCAGCCGTCTCCGCAATCCAGTTTCGCTTCCGACTCGCGGCTTCCAGCAGCTTCATCTCAAACAGGGCTTGCGCTCCGTTCTTGGCTGCACGCTTCATGTCTGCCGCAAACCCTGCGGGTCTCATCTGGTCACTCTTAGACAGATACACTAGCTGTCTCCGCTTGGGCGGCAGGTTCCGCGCCATCTCCTCACGAGAAACGACGTGGACTATTCTTGCTAGTTTCTCTTTTAGCTCCGCCTCGTTGGACCTGCCCGAGACATCCAGACCTCCGAAAGCTCCGGGCTTCGCGTCGCAGTAGCGATGCACGAAATCCCAGTTAGAACCAAAGAACTTCGGCGATACCAAATCCGCCTGTGCCCATAGGTCTGCGACTCTATCGCGGATGAGTGTGGCGGTCAGGCCGAGACGCCGGTATGCCATGCCCGAGATCTCAGCGGCTGCGGCTGCTCGATTCTCTGCCGACTGGTACTTGACCGCGCCGTTTCGTGCGAGGTACTTCTTCTTTCGCTTCCAAGACTTGCCCTTATGAAGCTCGTCCCAGATTACAAAGAGCTTGCCTTCTAGTCTGCGCCACTCGCGGATGGCGTCTATCCAGTAGGGCATCGTCTCCCATGAAAGGATCAAGATGTCAGCGTCCCGCATCTCCTCCATCGGCATAGGAGTTCTGCCTTCACCGACGACAGCGCGGCCATCGGTGTAGTGCGACACCTCGCGCTGCCACTGGCGTCGAGCAGGGGCGCGTGTAATGACCAGCGTCTTGCCTGACTCACATTGTGACGAGGCCCATAACAATGCAGCTAGCGTCTTACCGGAACCGCAGGCCCACCACAAGATTGCGTCCTTCTGGAACATGAAGTCCCACCCTTCGTTCTGGTACTCGGTAAGGAACCCGTCGAGCACCCAGTCGTGGAGCTTCATGACGCGTCAACCGAATACCACATGGAGAAGGTGAGCCACGACCAGATGTCGTACTTGTGCCCCGTGATGGTGAGCATGTCGCCCTCAACAAGCATGTCGAGGTTGAACATGTCGCCCATGATGGCGTACAAAACCTCGTCCGTTTTGTCAGGGGTTTCTTCAAGCTCAAGAGACATCGAGGCCATAAGACCTTGTATCTCATCGAGCGACACCCAGCCGTACCCCTCGGCCATCATTGTTTTGTCCTCATGATTTGAGCTAGGGTTTCGTGACTGATAAAGAAGCATCCACAATGTTGGCAGCGCCGACGCCGACCGACGCCGCCCTGCCTCGATAGCTCTCCGCGATCTTTCAGTCGGAGCGCACGGACCAGCCGGTTCAAGATATACTCTTTCTTCCCCGGCTTCCGCGTATAGGTGCGAACGGAATCCACCACCTTGTTGTTGTCTGATCCACATACTGGGCACTTCATGATTCTTCCTTTGGCTTGGAGTAGCCGTCTGAATACCAGCCACCACCTTTGAGGATAAAGTGGCCGGAGCTTATTAAGCGGTTTGTTTTGTTGTTTCCGCAGGATGGGCACGGCGGCGATTCCTTTGAGCTTGCCGGGGCTAGCTTCTCGAACCGATGGCCGCACCCATCGCAACGGTAGTCGTACAGCGGCACTAGGCGCGCGCCGTGTAGGGAAGGGCTTTGCGGCCCGACTTGCTGATCCACTTCTCAATCTTGGCGAGATCAAAGCGGACGGTCCTTGGCCCAAGGCGGATGTGCGGAATCTTGTTGCGCTGCACAAGGGTGTACAAGGTGTGAAGGTTGATGCCGGTGACCTTGTTCAACTGCTTGTACGTCAACAGCGTGTGGTCGCCCTCGTCCTTCGGCGACAGATCGACCCGAGGCAATGGCTTCGGCTTCGGCAGTGGGAGCTTGATCCTCATCTGCTCCTGCTTTGGCGCGACTTTGCCAAGGTCGGCAACGATGATCGCACACGGCGTGTCTACAAACTTGGTCGTGCGACCTGTGACCTCCCCGACGCAGCGCGCAATCTCCGGGCCGAGCGTCCGACACGCGGCATCAATAGCCTCGTCCTCTGCTGATGTGTCAAGTACAAACTGGATTACTACTCTATCCATTCTATCCTCCTCTCAAGTTAACCGTTCAGTTGTTTTAATGTTGGAAACGCGCCCCGGATGATCGCCAAGACCACCAAGAGGGCGACGTCATGGGACTTGCCGCCGATGTGCCACTCCATGTCGTCGTAGCAGGGCACTTTCATGTTGTAGTCGTAGACGGTCGCGATGGAGCCGTCTCCGAACTCGATGTCCCACTGGTAATAGGTGCCGTCGAACGTGTTGTCGATGCGGCGAGGCATGCCAAACGTCTTGACAAGGTCCTCGAAGTCTACGGTCACCTCGCCCACGCGGTGGGTGCCCTCTGTTTTGCGGAACAAAGACGGGTCTTCGTTGTGCGTCGTGTACTCTTTGCGTGCAGCAAGTTGCAGATCTTCAATGTGGTGGTCGTCTAGTTTTCCCATGATGTCCTCTTTTGGTTGTGCATCCCTCTTATCGAGGGGGGTGAAGTGTGCAAGAAAAAAGTTGCCCCCCGAAGGGGGCGGCGATGGCTATGCGGTGAGCAGGCGCATCGCGTGGTCGTTGAGCTTCGCGGCTGGGCCGTTTAGCGTGCTAAGGAATCGCTTTTCGTCAGGGTTGCCGCCACGGGTCGCCATGTAGTGCGTCGTGTACTCGGTGACCGCGTTGAGCGCGCGCCACTTGGTGCCCTCGGTTCCGGCGGCGTGACGACCGCCAGCGTACAGGTCAAAGAGCTTCTCGCGACGGTTGAGGGCCAAGGTATAGCCGCGAGTCGGCTCGCCCTCTAGCGGCTCGGTAGGCAGCGGCATCAAGGCATCCACAAACTTGGAGAAGTCGGCGGGCGTGAATCGGTCACTGGCTAGCTGTTGCATGATCGCCTTCTGAGTCATGACGATCTTCTCGCAGTTCATGAGCATCTCGCCCGCGAGCTTGAGCCTAGCGGGGGCGCTGCGCGTGTGCCGGATATTAAACTGGGGCAGTCCGAGTCCCTTGGCCATTTGCTTAGTCATCGCCAACTGATTCGAGCATTGCGCTTGGGAGGTCGCGCACGTCGCGCCCGTGCTGGTGCTGCTATCATGTGAACCGTACATCCAAATGTGAGGCGTCACCGAGTCATCCAGTCCCTTCACCGAGTAGGCCATACTTGACAGGGCGACACTGAAAAAGATGGTACGGCCATCGAACGACACAACGCGGTCAAGCTTGAAGTCGCCCGTGTGGAGTCCGGTGATGTTACCGAGAACAGCCAACTGCTCACCGAAGCCTATGGGTTGGTAGCGGTCGCTGACGTTCTCGCCAACGATGCGCCCCGTGGCCTCATCGAGAAGGTTAAAGCGACCGGGCACCTCGCGAACCGCGCCGTCAGGCATGACCGAAGCCATCGGCACCTTGACCGGCGGAGCGGTTGAGATGCCAGCGGATAGCAATGCGTCCACGATGTTATCGACATCGGTGGGCACCTTGTACCCGAGGGTGTGAGCCGGAGCGATAGGCGCTGCGTCAGGGATAAGGCTCGATTCGATTGTGTTTTCTGATACAAACATTTGCTGTTCCTTTCTTTTGTTGGTTGTCGGGGACTGTTGAGGCCGCCCCCTTCGCCTTTGTGATACCCTCTTATAGGGTGGTGTTAAATCGCGCAACAAGTTTTTTTATTTTTTTGTGTTTTCGTAAAGCATGATCCAGTAGCAACCTGCTCCTAGTGCGATTGTGTAGAAGAACAAGTCGAGTGCGGTGAAGATAGGCGTCATTGTTGTTTGTCCTTTTTGTAGTCGGCCCCGCAGTGGGGGCAGGTTTTGGCTTTGGCGAACATGCGGTGGCACACAGCGCACCACCGGATCATGTCCTCCCATCTCAAGTGGGGATCTCCTCGTTAGTGTTGGTGGGTTGGTCATCGGGGTAAACAGGTGTGTTCTGTTGCGAGGGCAGGAACGGCTCGCGGGGCAAGTCCTGAAC